CCCTTTGCACGGCACCGCCTGGCGTCCAGTAGTCAAAAATGCTCAAACTGCCGAGTGACGAGCCCGGCACATAAGTTAACGTGCGTCCCAAGGCTACTCCGCTCGGGGGCAATTGAGTAAACGGCGCGTTGAGAACGATGGAGTTCGCATTGGCCACTGCCGCCACGAACCGGATCTCGCCGCCGCTGGTCACGGCTTGTCCCGGCGTCAATCCATGCGGCGTCGCGAACGACAGCGCGCTCCCGCTGGAGGCTGAACTGATCGTGGCGCCGGCCCAACTGAGAGGAGGCTGGCCCATGCAAGCCTGAAACAACGGATCGTGTGGCGGCGCCGCCGCAGTGTCCGGCCATGCGCACATGTAACTGCGCAGCTCGAAGCTGGTGGATTTCCGCAGACTCGATGGAAGGCCGGCGAAAGTCCGCGAGCCCGTCTTGTCCTGGCGGTTGAGTTTCTCAGGAGTCTGCTTTGCCGTCAGCTTTACCGCCGGAATTCTGCCTTGCGCGGTAATCGGCGCGGCGTTCCCATAAGCGCTTTCCAGTGCGACATAAAACCGATTATTGTTTGATGATACGTATGCCATGATTTTGCTGCTGCCACCTTAGCCTCAGATGCTGATCTCCAAATCGAACTTGATCTTCGCTGTCTGCAGGAAATTCTTGCCTCCCGCTTTGGCGGGCCCGTACTGCACTTCATATCCACCCGCGTAAAAATATCCACCGCCCCAATCACCGCGCGATGCATCCAGAACCTGTGTTACAGCGTCCGCCATCACCTGGGACAAGTTATCTAAGCCGTCCAGACGATCCTGCGTAACGCGAACTTCGGCCATCATCTCGGCCTGACCGGAGAACGTCCGAAACTTTTCCTGCAGCGAGTTCGACAGCTTCCCACAGTAGACGTACACGGCAGGATAACTTAGACCCAACGCCCGATCCGATATCTCCGGCGCGACGTTCTGTGAAAGGACATGCAGCGTCTGAAACTGAAGTTGGCTGGCTTCCGTGTCGGCCGCCAGGCCCGCGATCACCGCCGGTAATCCATTCGCGGCGGACAAAATCGCGGCCGCTTTTTGTGTTGCTGTCGCTCCAATCTGTCCCATATCAACCTCGCTGAATCTTGTTTTCGTTTACCACAAAAAGCTCCGGACTTTGACCTCGTCCCGGCGGACGGCCCGATGTCAATCCGGAGACTGGCATGGTCCATGTGAGCGGCGACGGCAAGAGTCCGGAGTATTGCAAAGCAAGAGCGCCCGGGTCAGTACCGCCATAGATGCTCCAGCCTAAGGCGTTTGCCGGTGAAGTGGTCATGGCCAGCATAGGAACGCTGCCGGCGCTGGCCGTCAAGCTGACTACATCGCTAGGCGCCCCCTCTTGCCCTTTTGCGTTCTGCCAAGCTAAAGCAAAGTAATATGTCGCCGAGCTCGCAGCGCCATTGACGGCGCTAAGCGACGGACAGCTCGCTTTTGCAACCGGGTCATAAACCAGCTCTACGCCAGTCAAGAAATACCGAATGGCCGTTTCCTCCGATAAGTTCTGATACCGAGTAAGTTTCGCCAGATAGCGATCGTTCAACTGATTACTGTAAGCATCGCTGTAGATCATTGCGATACTTACTTCAGCGTGCCACTGCTTCAGCGGCTCAGAGACGATCACGTCGTGCAGGCCATGCACCCGCCGCCAGACGCGCTTCGGGTCCAGCCAGGGATCGCGCAACAGAAACAGCTTTATCTGATTGCCGATATCCTCCTGCGCCAGCTTTCGTTTTGCGCTCGTATCTACTCCCTCCAGCGCCGCTATGTTGAGGATGGAACTCTCCCGGTCCTGAAGGTTTGATTCCTGGTTAAGAATGCCGTCTGTGAAAAGAGCCATATTGCCGCCTGGTTACTGCTTCTCGTTCTTTGGCGACCGCAGACTCTGCAAATCGCTTTCCGAAATCAAATTCACCTGCACTTTTGTCGCAAGTGTCGCTTGTTCCGCGTTGCGCCGCGCGTCAGCGGCGCTTTTATAGAAGGCCGCCGCTTCTTCTTGGGTGGCTAGGCGCCCCCGCCCTTCAACAATCGCTTGAGCAGCAAGGTGACGTGGCACCTCTGTCGTTTGACCGCTTTTGCCTCCATCGGGCGTTGCGTGGCTCATCAGAACCACGAATTCATCGGCGATCTCTTCTTCGGCTTTGCGGAGGTTGTGATAATACAATCTCAGATCCATGTGTTCTCCTCTAAATGAACGGCGGGAAGAGATTGCCCCCTCCCGCCGATCTACTAACCCGACTAACTAACTGTTGAGTTGCACGCCATGGCTGTTGCGTAGTACTGCGCAGCCGTAGAGCACATCCACTGTGAATTGCTGTGCCAGCGTGTTCGGCTGGTAGCTCATGATGACGCGGATGCCAAAGTTGCCGAGCTCCGCGTATTCGGCAACCGCCCCGGTGCCGGGCAGAGGTTGCGGTAGACGGCGCATCACCAGTCCCAGCCCGTTTCGCGAAAACGCCAGGTTGTGCGTTGTCACGGGGCCGCTTCCTGTTTTCGCCACAAACTGCGAACGAAATACGTAGAAGTCCTTGATCTTGCCCACTGCGCCGTCAATCATGCTGCGCAGGCCTGCATCGCCCACGCTATAGAACTCACTGAAGCGCGGAATTTGGCGCAACGCCGAGTAAGTGTTCGGGTCCACCACCAAAAACTTGTTGGCGCTCGCCGGAACCTTCGCTTGAAACAGCGCGGTCTCGGCCGCGTCCACCACCGCCTCCGTAGGTGCTGTGGCCGGCGCCCCCACCGGCTGGTTCGCCGTGAACTGGCTGTACAAAGCCAGCAGATCCGTCTCTATGCGTTCTGCCAACGCAACCACGGCCGGCTGCATATAGAGCTTCAAAAGGTCCGGCACCGCCAGAACCTTGGTCACATCCGGAATCTGGAATGTGGCTTCGGCATGGGTGTTTAGAACGATTTGCGCGTTCCCCAAACTCGGATTCTGCGTTTGAACCGTCCCGCCTTCCGCGATATTGTTTGCAACGAGCGTTGGCGGAATCGGAACATTCACCGTGTCTCCGGCTTGCGCCAAAGTCGGTTCATAGTCCCGGTTCACCAGATTGCCCATCACTAAGTTGCCCATTAAAGCGGGCAGTGCATCCACCGCAACCAATTTCACAATCGCACTTGCGACGTTTGCTGATGTAATTGCTGGCATCGATTTCTTTTCTCCCTTTCCTTCTCAACCGGCAGTGGTTTTCCGCCGGCGCTATGTTCCCCGCATCGTGGCGTTCGCCACTCGCGAGATTTCCTGGCGCACTCGCTCCAGCTCCTCCGGAGACATGTCCGGACGAATCCTGTCCAGATCGAGCCCGCCACTCGGCACAGCTTTCTGCACCGGTCCCGTCCCCGAGCCGCCGGTAATCCTCGCCGGCAACAACTCGGGATTCTCATGCACGAAGTTGGACAGATATTCCTTCAGCGGAACCTCTCCCTGTTCGGCCTTGGCCACCAGGCGGCCGTCTTCTGCGCGTTGTATGTCGTCTTTCACCACGCGAAACGCAAGGTCGATCTTCGAAACACCTAATTTCTGTAACTCGCCGCGAACGGTCGCGCTCTTGTCGGCCTCGTCCGCCATTTTGCGGCTCTGGCGATTTTCTTCCACCAGCTGGTTTACCCGTTGCTCCAGTTGCTCCCGGCGCTTCCGCTCTTCGACGAGTTCTGCCTTGTGAGCCGGTTCCGTTCGCACCTGCTCCGTGCGGATAAACTCTTCAATCACGCCCCGGATGATCGACCGTACGTCCAAGCCTTCTACTTTTGGTTCTTCCATAGTTCTCCTCCTACTTGTTTTCACGCCCCGCCTTCGATTTCTCGGGCGATCTGCTCCTTCACTTCTTGCCGGGCGTCACACAGATACTTCAGCGCCAGCTTTTGAAACACTTGTTTCCTTAAAGTGGGTGACTCGATTCCCAGCGCCAGTAACTGCTGGGCGTCCGCCAGTTCGGTTCCGAAATCGCCGATATCGAACTCATCCATCGCTGTCACATCGATCGCGAGTTCGTCTTCGCGCGCCGATTCAATCGCCCGCAGCACGCGCTTCATGCTTTCCTTCACCGCGTCTCCGTAGGCGCGAAGTAACTCGTGGGTAATAGCGAAATCGCGCTGTTTGCTCAGACCCGATTGCAGCGCGCCGCCGGAAAGCCCGCCTCCGGCTTGTGCGAGGTGACAGACTCGATAGATCTCCTGCTGCAGCCGCGTCAGGTTGTCCGTAGCGATCTGATAGACGTTGCCCTGGGGCTCCGTCCACCCAAAACGGTCCTGTGGGCCGAGTTGGATGTAATACGATTCCCCCATGATCTGGCTCCATTCCCGCTCGGAGTAAACCACGGGCATCGCAAACAGGCCCATCGTCAAAGCCCACCCGAGCGCGTTCGATTTGTTGAAGTGTTCCAGTTGCAGAGAAGCAGCTTTATTCAACAGCCACATTCCCTCGGCCACATCCAGATCAAACAGCGGCACCCGATTCTGTTTCGCCAAGCCGTGCACGCCCTCGGCGATCAACTCAGTACTGGACGGTTCTCCGCTTGTTTCCAGCCGTTCATAGATTCGATAGGTCGACTTGTCGTAGTAGACCCAGCGCGTTTGTCTCGTCCATTGGGGCTTGTCGATGCTGCCTTTCCTTAATCCAGAGGTCCGCAGCACGACCCACTCGTAATTCCCCTGGTTGTCGCGGCTCCAATTGATCAAGTCGTCCGCTGAGTAAGCCACCAGATACGCTCTGGATCTCCCCTCAGCGTCTTCTTGCGCTCTGCTTTCCACAGGGTGCGCGTTTCTCGGAAAATCCACCACAATGTGGCTCCGGCCGCAAATCAGCATGTCCACAAACTGCTTGCGGAAGAATTCGGCAAACTGAGTTCCTTTCAAATCGCAGTTCTCCGTGAACTCGTTGTAGAACTGCCGAGCCCGATCGTTCTTCCCGTCGAACAGTAGGACTGGCTCGCGCCGGAACAACGTCGCGGTGTACCAATCCACGATCGAACCGATGTAGTTCTCGTAGAACGCCCGAGACAGCCGCTCGGCATAAAGTTCAACGCCCTCCTTGTGCCGCCTTACCAGGTATCTGTCGGCGTGTTCCAGAAAGGCCTCGCCACCCGCGTAGAGGTCGCGGTAACTTCGCCACATTAGCCGTTTGGCGGCATACTCGGGATGTTCCCTCTCGATGTCGGTTGCGCTGAACGTCTGAATCATTCTTGTCGTCCTCGTCTAAAATAATCGCCCTGCTTGCTCGCCAAAAGGTGGCTGCGGCCGGCACTCCTGCCAGATCAAATAGCCCAACGCGTCGGAAACGTGGGTTCTCTTCGGGTCACGTTCTTTGTCGATTACTCCGCTGTCGGACCTATAAGTCACTTCCTCAAAATCGCGAATCAATTCCTTGCACCGTGGGTCCACAACCACCTCAACCTCTTCCAGAGCCGACCATAGCTTTGCGTTTACCAGGCCCACCCGCTCCCGTACGCTCGGATTCGAAGGCGGCACGTTGTAACGTACATCTCGATATCCCGCTCTTCGCAGATACTCGCGAATGATCGTATAGTCGGAACTTCCGGTGGTCTGCCGCCTCTGGCCAGACGCGTCCCCGTAGACAAACAGCGGGATCATCGCGTTCGGATACCGTGAGCGGAATTCCTCGCAGGCTTGCTCGGTCGTTGCGTGTTCCAGCACGATCTCATCAAGAACATGGAATTTCTGACCCACCCTTTGCGCAATCACCGACGACATTGGATTCACGTTGAAATCCAGCGCCCAATACAACGCCGCCCGCGAATCCATTTCCAACTTTTTTATGTTCCGGCTGCGGTCAAAACTGGTGTAAACCAGCCCCGCGTGCCGGTTCAGATAAGCTCCCAGCACTTCCTGTTCGAAAAACTGCGGATCGTAACTGCTTTTCAGCCTCTCGTAATAGTCAGGAATGCCGTCCAGGATGTGCCGATTCTCAAACGGTATCGCCTGAATCACTTCGTAACCTTCAACCCGATTCCGAACGAACCGCCGGTACACCCAGTCAAAGCCCTTCGGAGTCCATACTCCGAATCCACAAAGACGACTCGCCTTCGGGTCGCGTAAACGCCCTTCCAACCGTAACCAGGCTTCCTCCGGTGTGTAGGTA